CTAAACATTTCCCTGATAATCGCCGTATTCTTAATGAGTTACAACGTTATGGTATATCAGGTAATATTGATAAAGGCATTCTCGCCTCAGTTTCAGATATTCAACTTGGTGAATTAACCAAATCACTCAAAGACAAAGACTTTGCTGGTGCTCGTAAATGGGTCACCATGAACTTGGACAATGATCCTACACGCATCTTCCGTAAATTGTATGATGGTCTATATGAACTGTTGAAAGCCAATTCGGTACCTCAACTGGTTCTTATCCTTGCCAAGTACCAATATCAAGCGGCATTTGTGGCTGACCACGAAATCAATTTGATTGCCTGCCTCACAGAAATTATGGTTGAATGTGAATTCAAATGACACCATTCGACTTTGTAAACCTGGTTCTTCACACCAAGAAGCCAGATGATGAACTTGACTTCAAGGATTATGCGCCTTTCATAGTCAATCGTTCTCTATCATACCATATTGATTGTGTGTTGTATGCCAATGAGATGAATCTTTGGCCATCTACGGACAAAGACATGCAATACCAGTATCTTCTAAATAGTATTAGACCTATGAAACGAAAGTTCGCTCCGTGGCAGAAGTCCAAGAACGATGAGAATATTGATTGCATTAAAACATATTTTGGTTACTCCAATCAAAAGGCTAAAGAAGCCTTGCGTATTCTTACTGATGAACAAATCGCTGAAATAAAAAGAAAAACAGATAAAGGCGGGTGATATGATTGATGTTAAGGATTTGGTGGAAGTAACATTACAAGAACAAGATGATTTTCTAAAAGTCCGTGAAACACTAACACGGATCGGTGTAGCATCCAAGAAAGATAAAACACTATTTCAATCTTGCCATATTCTCCACAAGCGTGGACCATATTCCATAGTACATTTTAAAGAATTATTTGACTTAGACGGCAAGCCAACAGACATTACCGAGAATGACCTTTCTCGTAGAAATGCCATTGCAAACCTATTGGAAGATTGGGGTCTGATTAAGATTGTGAACAAAACACAAACTGAAACACCACCACCTATCTTTCTATCACAGGTAAAAATCATTTCTCATAAAGAGAAGGCTGAGTGGCAATTAACTCCCAAGTACAATATTGGTAAAAAACCACAAAGTACTTGACAGGTAGTATAAATAATAGTATAATTATGGTGCCGTGCTCATCGAGGCGGCAATTTCTTAAACTCGCTTTAACAGGAGAAAAAGCATGACAACATTTAAATCACTAGCCCCGTTCGACTTCCGAACATTTGATCCATTCGCCTTAGGTTACGATGACGTATTCAAAGACCTGCAGGAAATGGCAAATAAAGTCTCTAAGACAGTTTCCTACCCACCATACAATATTAAACAAGTAAAAGAAAACAAGTATGTCATTGAAATGGCAGTTGCTGGTTTTGCTAAGACTGATATTGAAGTTACCTTAGAAGGTAACAAGTTGGTCGTTAAAGGTGCTGCCAAAGAAGATGAAACAGACACTTCAGAATACCTCTTCAAAGGTATTGCTAATCGTGGTTTCAACCGTGAATTCAAAATTGCCGATAAGGTTGAGATTGAAAACGCAGAGTTGGCCAACGGTATGTTGAAGATTTGGTTATCTAACATGGTCAAAGCTCAAGACCTAATCAAAAAGATTCCTTTGGTTTCTAAAGACTAAATGTAATTTTCCAATAAAACGGTAAATAACAAAGGGGCTCTTGACAGAGCCCTTTCTTTTTTGTATAATGGTTATATGATGAAATATCGAAACAAAGAACTCCAACATTCCAATCCTGTAAAAGTGCGTGTGAAATCATCGCAAGAGATTTTCTATACCTTCAAACATTGGGGTACAGAAGATATTGATGGTGTCGATTTCATTTCGGTTTGTAAATTCGAACCTAGACAGGACCTGACACAACAATTATACAAGATGCGTAAAGATTCATTGGAATATATCAAGTAATATTTCACATTATGAAACAAAAACATATTGAAGCATACATGAAGACCGCAGAGGTCTTTGCGGAATGTTCTACCGCAACCCGTCTCCATGTTGGTGCTATCATAGTCAAAGATGAACGTATTATCTCTATTGGATACAACGGAACACCGTCTGGATGGGATAATAATTGTGAAGATATCAAGATAAACAATGATGGTGATTATGTCACCGTGACTAAACCTGAGGTGTTACATGCGGAAACTAATGCTATCGCTAAACTGGCGAAATTTGATGGATCTGGAAGTGGTTCTGTATTGTTTGTTACTCATGCTCCTTGTCTTGATTGCGCCAAGTTGGTTTTTCAAAGTGGTATTTCTTCTATGTACTATCGTAATAGCTATCGTAACAATGATGGAGTGGACTTCCTTGCCAAAGCAGGATTAATTATTTGGCAAATTTAATTTCATAAATAAGGTTGGTCATCTCTAGGAGTTCCTATGAAGTTGAGAATCTATAATTGTTCTGATGAAGATTTTAAGCCTTATGTAGAACGGGCTGTCCATTTTTTTGCCAAAGAACTAATCGTTAGTAAAAAAATTAGAAATAATTGTTTTGTTAAGATAAAGTTTGATGATAAAATAAAAGATTATGGTTCCTGTCTGGTTGAAGAATATAATACCAGAAACCAACCAAGAGAATTCCTGATTGAAGTTCATCCTGGTATCGGTGCCAGAACAATCATAGAAACAATTGCACATGAAATGGTGCATGTCAAACAACACATCTACAATGAAACGAATGATGATTTGTCTCATTGGCTTGGTAGAAAAATAAATTCAGATGAAATTGATTACTGGATACATCCATGGGAAATAGATGCTCATGGTCGTGAAATTGGGTTAGTAACAAAGTTTGCAATTATCGAAACTCTTTGGGAAGTATTTGAGGGATTTAAAAACCCAGCACAACCTATTGATGATAAACCGTTAGGATGGAAAATATAAATGAGATTTACTGAATAATGTCACACACCGCACAGATTAATTTTGTCAAAAGAGTTAAAGATAATAATCCTAATTATTTCAAAAACACAAAAGTTATTGAAATTGGAAGTTTAGACATTAACGGAACTATAAGAAATTTATTTTCAGATTGTGAATACGTTGGTGTTGATGTTGGTGAAGGACCACATGTTGACTTAGTTTGTCCTGGTCAAGAAGTGGATCATCCGGACAATACATATGATGTGGCGTGTTCATGTAATTGTTTTGAACATAATCCAGAATGGGTTGAAACATTTAGAAACATGCATCGTATGACAAGAGAAGATGGTTTAGTTTTTGTATCTGTTCCAACAACTGGTTGTCCAGAACACGGTACACATGAAAATAAACCAGAAGATAGTCCATTGACACTTAAACGTGGATGGAACTATTACAAGAATTTGACTGAACAAGATTATAGAAATAACTTTAATTTAGATGAAATGTTTTCAACTTATAAGTTTGAAGAATATCGAGATGATAAATCAACTACATATGACATTTACTTTTACGGATTTAAAAAATTAGGGCTTGCCAAGTAACAAAAGTTCCTATATAATAACACTATGACAAAATTTAATAACACATTACCGACAACTCCACAGTATCACAATTGTGATGAATCATGGTCGACCAGGTTTTGTGTAAAGGAAAAGTAACTAAAAAAGTTCTATCAAACTCTAAACACAAAACCCTAGACCTAAAAAATCTAGGGTTTTTTGTTTGGAAGTGTGGTCGAGTGGTCTATGGCTCTGGTCTTGAAAACCAGCGTATCGAAAGGTACCGTGAGTTCGAATCTCACCGCTTCCGCCAAATTTGCCTTTATAGTTAAATGGTATAACATCGGTTTTGTAATCCGAGGTTTGCAGTTCGATTCTGTGTAAAGGCACCAATTTGTTTCTCGCTGGTGTAGTGGTAGCACAATAGTCTCCAAAACTATTAGTTGCGGTTCGATTCCGTAGCGGGATGCCAATTGTATAGGTGTGACCCGAAAGGTTAGGGGGCGGATTGCAAATCCGTTTAATGCAGGTTCGATTCCTGTCACCTATTCCAAATGTGTTGTATTAAAACAACAGTCTGGTTGACAGGACTACCAGTTGTGTTATAATTCATC